ATATCGGGGGTGCCGACACGTACCGGGCGAGCGAAACGCAGCAGGCGCTGCAGGTGCTCAAGGAACTCAGCGAGCGTTACCAGTTCGCGCTCGTCATCGTCCGACACCTCAACAAGTCAGCTGCGGGCAAGGCTCTCTATGCTGGCAATGGTTCAATCGCGTTCGCGGGTGTTGCTCGTATCATCGCCACTGTTGGGTGGCATCCTGAAGAAGCGGACATGCGTGTCGTCGCCTGCACCAAAAATAACCTGTCCCCGTTCTTCGGCTCATTGGGGTATGTGATTGAACCCCTGCCTGATACGCTCGGCAAGAAGGATCGCTCGCGACTGGTGTATGAAGGCCACGTCGATTACGGCAGTGACGAGATTGTGGGAACGTCGAACCAGAAAGACGACTCGTCCAAGAACATTGCCGCCGACCTCATCCGGTCAATGATGAAAGAGGAAGGCGAGGTCAATTACCACTCGCTACTCAAGAACGCCGACACCCGCTCGATCAGCGAGATGTCGATACGCAAGGCAGCTGCTGAGTTGGGATTGAAGAAGGTATCACGAGGACGAGGCGTCAAGCGTCAAACATTCCTCGTTGACAAGTCGTCCTGAGGACGTGCTAGCACGTCGCTCAGGTAGGTCCTATCATCAAACGTCGAGAAGGACAGTCACGCGCTCGCTGTGCGACGCTGTGACACCTCGCGCAAGCGTGTATTGATGCGCTCGCGATTGATACGCAACGCTGCGCGTGTAGGTTGATAGCTGTGATACAGGTAATGCGGGGCCCAGCTGATCAAGTCGAGTGAAGGCTCGTGCTGCACCTTGAACCCGCGGCGCTTGCACTCGGCGACAAGGGATTGCTGACGAGTGAAGCAATACTCCAGCTTGTTGTAGAAGAACAGGACATGCCCTTTGCCGAGACGATACGTGGTCGGAAGATCACGAACACGTCCGCCGCGCTCATACCACTTTTTCGATGCGCCGAAGATGCGAGGAAGTTCGCGGTACTCGGCGAGCAGGTGCTTGTCAGTCAGCTCGGTTACGGGGACGACGTTGATGCGGGTCATTGTAGGGTTTTCCTATACTCAAAGACCCGAAACTCCTGGTCATCATCACCATCGGGCGGGACAATAAAAGTGCCGATGTAGGTGCGGTAACCCAGCTTATAGGCTAGTTCCCTGACTTTCCTGCGGCGACTGGTATCAGGGTAGTGGGTGTCCACGGGGATTTGGATTACATCGGGTTTCATTTCCAAAGCCTTTCGCCGAAGGGCAACTCGTCAGGAGACGTAGGTTGCTGGTTGATAAAGACAGCCGTCGGCATGTTCATGCGATTGTACCAGTCACGAACCTCGCGGCTTTCGCTAGCGCTTTTTACGGGATCGACGTTTCGGCGGCGGGATTTCTGGTTCTTGGTCGGGATCGTATAGAAGTGGTAGTATCGGACTGTCATGGCAGGCCTCCTTGGTTGTGCGTATGTCCCAAACGATGCGGGCATCATTGGATTGTTTGATTATATCAGACGCCTCGATCAAGGTAAATACCGTAGCGTCCTCCGGACTCTTGCAAAGTCCGCCGTCTTTACGATAGCGGACCTTGCCGTCGGGCCATGTGTATCGGATGCGATACTTCAGCATTCTTGCACCCACCCCTTGCGATGGTAGTGGCGCAGAACGATGGCGCGATTGAACAGTGGGAAGCCGATCCACAAGCCGTTGAGCGTGAAGAACGACAAGATCGCCCATAGGAACATGCCCTTGAACAGGTAGTAGAACGGGCCGAACAGCAGGCACCACAACCGGTGCCAGTTTCCCAAGATGATTTTCGTCTGGCCATTGAAGGCCCATGTCGCGCGTATCGTCATGCCGTCATCCCCTCATCACAGTCGCCGCAGATGAGCGACAGTTCCGGTTTGCCGTAGGCGTTGGTCTCACACATAGGGCACGAGTACTTGGTTCGCTTGCTGCCTTTCTTGACGCGCTCGATGGGTGCACCGCGCCAAGCGATCACGCCCTTGAACTTCTTCTCGGCGATGTCGAACGCTCCACCCTCGATGATGTAGTGCGACACGCGACGACCGGTGCGCTTGCCCCCCTCGGCACCTGTGGAAGATGGCATCAATCCGATCTCTTCCATCTTGTTCGCCCACTCCTTGTCATGAGCGGTCTTCTTGTTATCGACGCCGAAGTGATGCTGCCATAGGTGCACCATTTCGTGGACGAGCGTCGAGTAGATGTCGCGGTCGCTGCGTCCGGTGAACGTGAACGGGTTGAGCGAGATTTCGTCCGTCGACTGGTCCTTCAATTTGGTGTGAGCGAAGGGGTGGTTGCGATAGTACCCATAGGCCTTCTTCAGTTCGGCGCTTAGGGTGATGAGACAGTTCGGCAACTGACCGTCGAAGAGGGTTTCGTTGAAGTGGTCATACGCCTGCTGCAAGACAGGGTATGTCTCCGTGGTCGGTTGCGCTTTTTTCGTGGGGCGTTTCGCCATAGGATTTACTCCTTGAAAAGTGGGGTGCGTTCGGTGTCCGTGCGGGTGAACCCGCAGACGGACCGTTTGTGTTCGTTTGTCGTCACAGGCAGGTCGGGGTTGACCACCTGAAAGACATACGACTTGCGCTCGCATCCGAGGTAGTCCTTGCGGACGATTGCCAGGATGTCGAGGCGGACCAGGCGATGCAACGTGCCGGACACTGCGGCATGTGTTGCACCGTCCTGCTCGAGCAACTCGAACAGTTGCCGGGCTGTGAACTCCTCACCGGACTTGAGGTCGGTGACGAACTCACAAACGAGCGATGAGGTAGACCTGGTCATCGGGTCGCCCTCGCGATGAACTGGGAGAAGGGGTACTGCTTGCCTTCGTGGAGGGCGAGCACTGTCATCATCAGGACCACGTAGGCGGTACGGTCATGTGGAACCTGGTGGAGCATCGTGGCGGCGGTTGACTCGTTGCCGTTGATCCAGCAGTTGTAGATGGCGCTGGCCTGCTCGCGCAGGGCGGTCATCATCGTGGAGTTGGGTTTGATAGGTGCGTTCATATCAGCCCCTCCCACAAGCGTTGAGTCCCGACAGGACAGGGTCTTTGTGATCGGGAAGAGTTTTGCCTGCGACTGCGAGGGCGATGATTTGGTTGATGGTCATGATAGCCTCCTTGCGTTGATAACAAAAAGACTGTATCCGGAAGCAAGACCCGTGTCAACAGCAATCTTGCTTCCGGAATGATGCTCAAACTCTGTTCTCGAGCGTGGTGTAGTTATGCTTGAACCGCTGCATCTCGGCGGCTGTGCGGAAGCGCCATTCCCGTTCCTTCATCAGCGGGGCCTGAACGAAGTCGAGGCGCGTGAGCCGCTTGACGTGTTCGGGATCGGGCCACTTGACTTTCGTCCGACAGGCGAACGGATACTCGAGCGACTTCTTCTCGAGGAACTTGCGGCTCTGGTCGTATTCGTCAATGGTCATCATCTCAGTCCTTTCTTGCCGCATGGACGACAGATAGCAGTCTTGCCGGTCAGGTCGATGTTCGACCAGCGATTGCGTTTGAGCGCGTTCTTGGCATTATCCTGTGGGTGTATCTTCAGCTCACGCCCGCAATGGCGGCACGTGGCGGCTATGACCTTTGCTGGTTTCACGCTTCTCTCCAATAAAAAAGGAGACCGATTGCTCGGCCCCCATTTCAGTTCAGCAGCAGGTATGCGGTGTAGCCTGTCAGGCAGGAACTCAACAGGTAGCCGATGAGCGGTTCTGCTTGCTTTTGGCGGATGCCCTGGGAGGCAAGGTATACTGTCCATGCCACCCAGAAAATGCCGACGGTGGTCTCAGCCATTCACTTGGCCGCGGGAAAAGACCCAGCCGTCTTCGTCCTGGTGAGTGGCGAAGAACGAGTGGTCGATGTTGTCGGTCAGGTTGGCCTCACGCAGCACCTGCAGCAGCGCGCCGTTGACCGAGACGATGTTGATGCCATCGCCGTGGATCGCCGGGCGGAACTCGTCGTCATCCACCTCGGCATACTCGTGGTCGAAGTCGACGTCCGAGTAGAGCCCCTGCAGCACGACGAACGCCTTGGCCCAGAGCACGATGGGATTGACGCCCAGGATGGGATAGCTGAGCGGCTGGCGCAGGATCGTGTCGAGCGTCCGCGGCTCGGGATTGAGCAGGGCCTGCAGCAGGTCGCTGATGGAACCGGGCGGGCGGGCCGGCGTGATGTAGAACCCGGCGACTTCGCCGACCTTGTCCGCGTGTTCCGGCTCGACCATCTTGGCGAGCAGCGTGGCGAGACGCATGATGCAGGCTTCATCGCCGCGGAGGTTGCGGGCGAACTCGTCGCTGACACGCGAGCGCTGACCCGGCTTGGGATTGCTGTGGTAGTGCGCGAACACGAGCTCGGACAGCTGACGCTCGGTGTCGGTCAGGTCAGTGCGATTGAGGTTGGTGACATTCATGGGAAGCTCCTTGAAGCTGGGGACCTTGGATGTTATGCGTCCCGTGGGTGACACGCCATGATGGCGTAGGGAGTGGGCGTCGATCACTTCGCCACGCCCTTGACGGTGATCTCGAGGAACGGCGGCCATTCCTTGCCCGAGTCGAACACGTCCTTCCGGACGTAGAGCGTCGGGATCGGCGAGACGTTCTTCTCGTCGTCGGGCGCCTGGTACTGGAGCATGTTCTTGGTCTCCTTCTTGAACGGGAGCTTGACAGGGGTGGTTGCGTTTGCCATCGGGTATCTCCTTCGTTTGAGGCAGGTTCACTATATGCGAAACGATGCTGCCAGGTCAATCGCCGTTAATCTGCGATGATTTCCCCTGGTTCATACAGGCGCTTGGGATCAGTCAACGCGCGATGGAGCTTCATGTATCGTGGGTCCGATCCGCCGCGTTGCTTCTCGGACGCGAGCGCATCGCGGTACTTCATGGCGAATGGTGCAATGTCGCGCAGCTGCTTTTTCGTGAGCTTGGGCCGGCGCAGGATTTTGTGCAGGGTCCGCCCGTGTATACCTGCTTCCTTGAGCAACCGGTTGTCGGGGAAATAGAACACGAAGCTCAGCAGGTGGTAGACGTGAGGCTCATGGTTGGGGAAGTAACATGCCCACAGCTGCTGTGCCGCTCGATGCCGGTCATTCACTGCTTGCCCCCACACAGTCATCGTGGGGAGGAACAGCCGTTTATGGAGGTGCTCGGGTATTCGATGACGACCAATCATGGTTCGCACGGTGTCGCGTTTAATATGGGGTATCTTTATGGCGGCCATAAGCTGTGTCAGGCCTATGCCAAATTCCCGGTGAAGGATAGGGGTTGGGTTAGCGAGCATCGGTGATTTCCTTTACTGGTAGTGATAGCAATGTCAATTCTGCCATGAAAAGTCGTGCAAAGTCAACGCTCATGCTCTGCCGGTCATGTGTATGTATATCAATGTCGGCGTCTATTGGATTTCGCTGTCAAATCAATCACTTAAGGCCTCAGGTAGCTTTTTGATGTGTTACCAGGCGCGTCAATGGGTTGATATTGTTGCACTTTCACCTGTGGATTAACATTGCTCGCGATGCGCTATGGGAATACCGACGGCGTTGATATTATTGGATAAATTCATAGATAGATACATTGCCGTGTATATTCGCGCGAACAAAAATGACTGACTCCTCCGAATTAACGGAGGAGCCAAGCGATGAATAAAGCGAGATGGAGGCACCGGATGGCGATGCTGAGTGGCCAGATGATGCCGTATCCGATCAGCCTTTCGCGAAGAGGTCGCGGATGGTCTTGATAGTCGGGTCGTTCTTCGCGTAGGTCCAGCCCCCTTCGGGTTTCTTCATACCTGCTTTGCGCAGGATTTGCCGGGCCTTGTTCGCCGGGATGTTGGCTTCCGCAGCCATCTGGGCGACTGTCACCTGGTTGGGATCGACTGGGGCCTTCGTCGTCTTGTGCCTGTTCGGGGCTGGCTGACGTTTCTTGGGCTTGGGTGTACTCTTGGGCTGTTCTTCGGGCTCGGAAGTATTCGTAGGGCACAAGAACGTCTTCTGCCAGTCCCAGAAGTTTGAGAGGCGGTTGAGCTGTTGGCTTTGGGGGTACGGTGGGATCCATAGTTTCTCCTCCTTCGTGGGTTCGTATTCGATCAGGTCTTCGATGCGGTCCTCCTTGATCTCAAGAGATCTGTTGGTCTCGGGGTCTGTGAAGAGTAAACGTGTTGGTGATTTCCAGTTCTGGTGGCAGTTTCGCTCTGTGCAGGCGGTGATGATCATGTCCAGCCAGTAGTGGGCTGCGTAGGCGGTGCGAAAAGCGTGGGTGAAGAAACGCTCCTCGTTACCGTCGGAGTCGCGAACGGTGAAAAACGGATGGTAGCGGGGAGGCCTGGTAGGTGAACTGACCATCTCCTGCTCGATGCCGCTATGCTTTGTCTTGGCCATGCTTCTTCTCCTTCATCTGTGCAGCCAGTTGGCGGACTTCGGTGAGTTGCGGGTCGTCAGGCTTCCATTTCCAACGCTGATTGCGCTTGTGCTTCAGATTGGCCCTGAGAACCTGCCGTAGCGGGTATGCGTCGAGGTCAAACTCGCGGCATATGTGTTTGAGGGTGATGAGGTCAGTAGTCATAGGGCTGCCATACCATAAAGTAGCCATCTTCACGACTGAAGTTTTCGGACTCAAGCCATTCGATAATGTCCTCAGGCTCGGCATCAAACAAGACAAAGGGGTGCATGACGATGAAGGGGGTGGGGCAGTTGAACTCGCTCAAGTCGGCGAGGTTGTCGAATTGAATTAGGGTAGACATCATGTTGCTCCAGTGTTGATCGTGAATTGCAGTATAAAGACTTTGTCTGCCATTGTAAACCTGCGGATTGAAAAATCTTGCTTGCGGTGGGATTATGTATTGACGTGGTGTGATCTTGTCTTGTAAGGTGTATGTGCATTCTAACGTAGGAGACGACAATGAGAACGACGCATGAGCAGATCACCCCCGATCACGTTGGTCGAACAGTTTGGGTGAATGAGCACGAAACCGCAACGATCATCGGGGTGTGGGGAGGGGACACTACCATCATGTATGACAATGGGGACCATGACGTCTTTGACGATGATACCCTGTTGCTGCTGGAGGAGAAGTGATATGCAGTGGATCATTATCACGAAGCCGATTGGTGGGTTGAACGCGGACCAGGAATTTACCGGTCCGTTTGAGTATTACGATGAGGCTATGGACCACTTTGTTACGATGGGCCCGGCGAGCAGCTATGAGCACAAGTACATCACGGAGCTTTTTACCCCGGATGAGCGGGCCAGGATTTCGGGGGATGAGGGTGTTGGGGAACGAGCGGACCTCGAACGTGTACCGGCTGAGTGGCGTGAGGCTCTGATGGCGGAACTCATCGACGAGGTTGGGGATATGTCGACCAAGGAGCTGGCGTTCCTCCTGCTCGAAGGCATGGACCAGGATGAACTGGACGAAAGGGTTGCTGAGTTGGCGCGGGACTTTCCGGTCGTGCATCACTGATTTTGGAGGATATGATGGAACCAGGTTTTACCCCCCTTTGGGTTTTGAGGAATTGCCCCTGTGAGGAGATTTCGTGGGCTGACGGCTGGGAGATAACGTGGGATGGGCCGATGATGAGCCCGCTCGAGTACTGGGCACCAATAGCTGAGAAGGAAGGCTATGTGTACTGCTGCACCGGTGAGCCTGGTGACGACATCACTTCACAGACGGGTTGGTTGCTCGTGATCGCCCCTCCTGTGGATAACTCTGCCTAGACGGGGCCCTAGACTGTGCAGACGGGGCCACTAGTAGAGACTGCAAATAAGCCCCGGGGCACATGGCCATACGCGGGCGCGGCCGTGTTGCCCTAGGGCCGTCACCGCTAAGCTCTACATAGCCAGGGCCGCACTCTACGCGGGCGGTGCCGCAGGCAGGGTAGGGCCGCAGGTGTTGCCGATCCGCAACTGTGACCAATCCGCAACAGAGCCCTCAGCGGCGCTCGCACCTATCACAAGACGCCGGTCGTGTCAACGGAACAAGACCCCAACGGAGAAATAAAATAAATCTTGCTCGGGGCTGTTGACTTCGTCTCGCATCGGGCATATATTCAAATCATCGAAACGCAATACCGCGTTCGACCACCGCTGACAACACAAGGAGCAGCACCAATGACCACCGAAAACACCCCCGCCGTCACCAAAGTCGCCACCGCTCGCGGCAAGCGCGCAGGACGCGAGTCGAAGGCGAAGCTGAACGCGAAGGCGTCGGGCAATACGTTCACGTCCGTTGACCTCGCCGCTCAGCACGGTATCAACGCAAAAACGTTGCGCGCGCGCATTCGCCGCAACATTGACAAGTGGGCGCCGCTGTTCAAGGACGGCGAGAAGCACGTCTTCGCCGACAACGCGACAACGCGCAAGGCAGTCGCCGCATTGCTCGACGCATAACGCAACGCGATGGGCGCCGCATCACGCGGCGTCCGTCACCTGTTGCCCGTTTGCAACGCCGTCGCCCCTGCTCATGGGGGAGGCGGTTTTTTTTATGGCCGCGGTCCCAGGGAGCAGATCGGCACCGTTCTATAGCCCCAAGGTTTTGGCCCCCTAGCTTCTCTGCAATCAGACAATCGGTCCTGACAGACTCTTAGGCTGGACGTATGATCGCGCAAAGGAGCACACTCATGACCAGACAATGGGGCACTGGACCTGCCGGACTCGTCGAACTAGTCAGGCACAGCCGGATCAAGATCGCCATAGCCGCTTGGGCCTACGAGAACAACCACCGTCCTATCATGTCGGACCAGGCTTACGACGAACTCTCAAAGCTAGTAGACCAAGAAAGAAATATCGCAACGGGAAATCACAGAATAGACCGCTTCTTCCAGCGGCACTTCGATCCCCATACTAGTCTGTGGGTTCACAAGCACCCCAACATCCCAGGCCTGGAAAACATATACACGCAATATTACCAGCGGCCCAAACGCCGCCGGAAACGTCGTTGACAAAACTACTACTATCCTCTTATACTGGCTCTCGAACCACCATTCGGGAGCTATTTCCATGCCCAGGAAAGAACGCAAGAAATCCACGATTGTCAACGATCCCCGAGCACCCCAACGCGCCACGATCAAACTGCCGTCCGGCAAGAAGCTCACTCTGAAGGTAAAGCAGGCCTACGATAAGGGCCGCTTTGACACCGAGATGCGCGAGCAGTACCTAGCGCTGATCCGTGAAGGCATTACGAACAAGGACGCGGCTGCTTCCTGTGGATGCGGCACCCGGTATTTCAAGCGGCGGCGCGACGAAGATCCGCAGTTCGAGGCTGATTACCAAGCCGCCAGAGCCGATGGCGATGATGTCATCCGCGCTGAAATCCACAGACGCGGTGTCGAAGGCGTCAAACGAGCGATCTACCACGACGGCAAAGTCGTCGGGCACAAGCAGGAGTACAGCGACCAGCTGCTCATGTTCTTGGCTAAGTCCCGGATGCCGACTGAGTTCGGCGACAAAAGCACTGTCGACCACATTCACAAGTTCGAAGGCGCGGCGGAAACGCTCATCGACAAGATGGCGACCCTGCTTGGCGTCAAGCCTCCGGTGCTACCCCCACGCAACCCCGACACAATCATAGATGCCGATTATGAAGAGGTGGAAGAATGAGCCTCGCCAACTTCAGCTTACACCAGCTCAAGCAGCAAGTCGATCCACAGAAGCTCATCGAGCTGTTCGTGGCTCTGACTGACGAAGAAGCGATCCGGCTGCAGTACCAGTGGTCATTCTGGGCGCGTCCGCAGCAGCTGCCGCCGCCCATAACGCCCGAAACCCCTTGGCTAACGTGGCTGATCCTAGCGGGACGGGGCTTCGGCAAGACACGATCTGGCGCTGAGTGGGTCCGTGACCTGGTCGAGCATCACAAGTACCGCCGCATTGCGCTTGTCGCTGAGGACGCCGGTGACGCTCGAGACGTTATGGTTGAAGGCGAAAGCGGGATTATGTCAGTGTGTCCGCCGTGGAACCGGCCGACCTACGAGCCGTCCAAAAAGCGACTGACGTGGCCCAACGGCGCACGAGCGACCATCTACTCGGCGGATGATCCTGAAGCGCTTCGTGGTCCGCAGCATGACGCCGCTTGGCTAGACGAGCTCTGTAAATGGCGCTATCAGCAGGAGGCTTGGGACCAGCTGCAGTTCGGCCTGCGCCTCGGCAAACGTCCGGTGCAGTGCATCACGACGACACCGAAGCCGACCAAGCTGCTAAAGGAGATCGTCAAACGAAAGTCCACTCTCATCACCAAGGGCCACACCTACGACAACCTCGACAACCTCGCTGCCAGCTTCCGCGAAGCCATCGTCAGCCGTTATGAAGGCACTCGCCTCGGCCGTCAAGAGCTCGACGCGGAAATCCTGGACGACAACCCGAACGCCCTGTTCCACATGCCGCTCATCGAAGCAGCTCGCAAGAAGAAGTCCGAGGTGCCCGAAGACCTGCACATGACTGTGGTAGCAGTCGACCCGCCGGCGACGGGCAACGCCAACTCGGACGAATGTGGTATCATCACCGCAAGCCGCGACATCCCGAATACCAACCACGCCCATTTCTACATCCATAATGACTCGACCGTCCAAGGCCGCAGTCCTGAAGGCTGGGCAGCAACTGCTGTCTCCGCCTACTACAAGCATCAGGCCAACGCAATCGTCTGCGAGGTGAACCAGGGTGGCGACATGGTCGAAAGCGTGATCCGTTCTGTCGATCCCACAGTCAAGGTCATCAAGGTCCGTGCGTCGAAAGGCAAGTGGATCCGTGCTGAGCCCATCGCCGGCCTGTATGAGCAAGGTCGGGTGCATCACGTCGGCAGCTTCTCAGCACTCGAAGACCAGATGTGCGACTTCGATCCGTCAGGCACTGTCGAGGGCAAATCGCCCGACAGGATGGACGCCTTGGTGTGGGCGTTAGCCGAACTGAGCAACCGCAAGCAGCAGGAGCCTCGCATCCGGCAGCTGTAGTATTACATTACGCACGTAATATGGGCCATAAGTGAGTTGACACTACCCACCCACTGTGGTATGTTAGAATAAACTCAGGAGCATCCTATGGCATACACCACGATCCAAGTTCAGGGCCTTGTTACCCTACCCACCGATGAACCCGCGGCGGGGTATCGTCTCAAGTTTGAACTCAAGAGGGCTGATAAGGACTCTGCTCTTGTCGTTCCCCACCAGCTGTACTACACCATCCCCTCTGACGGCAACATTGATGTAGCTCTGTGGCCCAACGCTCGAGGCATCGCCGGTACCGTTTACTATGTTTACCTCATTCCGCCTCGCACTCCTGACCCGAACCAACCGATGGGTACTTTGACTGTGCCCGATGTTGCAGGACCCGTCAATATCTGGGATCACTTCGACGTTGCTCCGCCGCCGACGCTATCGGATGCTCAGGCTGCAGAACTTGCCGCCCAGGGGTATGCTGGTCAGGCAGCAGCGGACCGGGCGGCGGCATCGGATGCGCGGACGGGGGCCGAGGTGGCGCAGGGGCTGGCCGAGGCGGCGCGCGATGCTGTGACGCTTATCGCCGCAAGCAAGGGCGCGTACCACGACACGACCATCGCCGGAGCCATCGCCCTCGGTGTGGCTGATTTGGTCGAGGGCGATTCCTTCACGGCGGCGGGCGAGGATGTGGAGTACATCGGCCTGTATGTGATCGAGACCGGCCCCGTCGCTGCGGAAATCGCCCGCTATCCGACAGTGGGCGCGGTGGACGATGTGCGCGCCACCGCAATCGACAGCGAGGCCATGCGCGTCCTCAACGGGCGCGGTACGAATTACGGCGATGCCTCGCGGATGCTGGAGGGCTATATCAGGACGGACACCGGAGCGTTTGTGGCGAATGCCAGCTATGAAAGCTGCGATTTCGTGGCCATCGACCCGGAAATCACGCTTGAGGTCCAGTTCAGTCAGTCGCTTGCGGCGACGGCGACGGCCAACCTGATCTTCTACGCCGACGACAAGACAACGATCCTCGGGATTTACAATGTCGCCGGGGCCGAGACTGAGTACATCCGCCCGTCCTCGCTCTATCCGACCGCGCGCTATGTGATCGGTACGGACTACAGTCATCTTATCCCCCCGAACGGCTTCACGCTGCGCGTCCATTCGCGCGTAGAGCCGGGAAAGGTGCTGGGGTCCGAGGTCGATTTCTTCTGCGAACAGACCTACCAGACCTATTATGACATTTCGAATGCGGCCTATCGGGTGAGCACTTCTTGGCTCATGACTGGCCTGATCCCGGTGTATCAGGGGCAGACTTTCGTTCTAACCGCCGACACGACCGGAACAGGCAACTTTCCGACACTGATCGGGCTGGACATGGACGGCCTTTATGTCGCCGCCCTGCGCACGACGTCTGCGACACGGGCGACGGTGACCATCAGCAATCCCGCCGTCGCCTATGTCCGGGCGGCATCACGCACGCTGGTCACGCCGTCGTTCGTCGGCGGGCGTATCCGGCACATCGCCCATCCCAAGGTGGTCATGCCTGCCGAAATCATGGGCACGGTCGATGAGGGCACGGCGGTGTTTGCGCGATCTATCCTGCCGGACCGGAATTTTCCGGTGGCGTGGAACGCCGAAAGCAGCACACCGAGGTCTTTCATTCCGTCGCGCGCCACCACGGGCGTTGAACTCTACCGCCTTGCTACGGTCGTGGATGGAGGGCGGGCAGAACTTGATCTTGGCCAGACGGCCTTCCGCTTCACGACCATTCCGGCTGACCCCGCAACCGACCTGAATATCATCTGTCTCGGCGACAGCACGACCGAGGGCACCGGGGCGATGGACGGCGGTACATTCCGAGATTGGCCGAATGAACTGTCCCGCCAGATGACAGGCGTAGGCACCCCCGCCATTACGGGGAATACCTATTACACGCCCTGGGGCCTCACCAAGGTGCATTTCCGGGGCACGATGGGCCTGAATACCGTGAAGCACGAAGGCCGGGGCGGCTGGTCAGCCGAGGATTATCTGACGCTGGCCGACAAGACGGGGCGGGCGAATGCCTTCTGGAACCCCGGCACAAGCGATTTCGACTTCGGATATTACCTGACGACAAATGGCTTTGATATCGGTTCCATCGCCAGCGGCGTTGATGCGACCGGATCGAACTGCGTGGTGATAATCCAGTTGGGCTGGAACGACATCCGCGAAAAAGGCGCGGTGCTTGCGGCCGCTGATTGCGCCACCATCATCGACAAGATCAAGTCAGCGCGATCCGCGACCAAATTCATTATTCTCGGCCTGCCTCCAACGCCCCCTATGGTGCGCCGGAATGTCCTGTCTACGGGCGGCAAGATCATCCTGCCCGAGGTAATTATGAACGAGTACATCCTACCCCACCGCCGGGAATATTCAGCCATCGCGGCGGCGCGGTCTGACGTGTCGTATTTCGACATTGCGCCCACATTCGACGCTGAGACGGGATTCAAGATGGCGGCGGCACAGAACGTTGTCCCGTGGTCCAGCGACGTGACCTACACGCCAGCCAATGACTATGTGCATCCGGGCGCGACGGGCAACATGATGATGGTCCCGCCGCTCAAGGCGTTCATCCGCTACAAGTTTTTGTGAGGCAGGTATGACGCTTCATGAAATCCCGCGCGACTTCTGGCAGATCGTCATCGGCCCCAACAGCGCCAGTCAGAGCGCGGTATATTGAAAAGCAACTACTAAAGAGGGGTGTATGAGATGCAACAAAGAATGACAAAGGCCTCTAAAACAGGCCGAGCGATCTACATGCAGACCATGGGGCGACCCTCTTGGACGCCTCGTGACTACGCCAAGCTGTCCAAGGAAAGCTATCAGATGAACGCGGTCTCCTACCGCTGCGTCCGTTTGATCGCCGAGGCTGCTGCTCAGATGCCATTTCTCGTCTGTGAAGGGGGCAAAGAGCTCGAGACGCACCCCTTCCTCGACCTGATAAAGAAACCCAACCCTTTCGAGTCACGCCAGGAGCTGCTGACGCGGCTTTATTCGTTTTTGCTTCTCGCCGGCAACGCCTATCTCGAGCCGAACATTCTCGACAAGGCCATCCGCGAGCTTTTCGTTCTGCGGCCCGACCGTATGACCATCACCACGGGTCCCAAGGGGTATCCGGTCAAGTACACCTACACCGCCGGCGCCACGAAAGTGGAATATCCCATTACGGGGGGACCCAATGCGCAGCTTCCCATACTCCATATCAAGGAGTTTCATCCGACGGACGATCACTATGGCCTCAGCCCTGTTGAGCCGGCGGCCTACAGCATCGACGTTCACAATCAGTCCAACGTCTTCAGTAAGGCGCTTCTCGACAATATGGCTCGACCTTCGGGGGCTCTCGTATACTCTGGCGGGGAGTCGGGAACCGAGGCGCTCAGCGATGAACAGTTCACGCGGCTGAAGACGGAGCTGGAGGAAAAGTACCAGGGGGCGAAGAACGCGGGCAGGCCCCTGCTACTCGATGGGGGCTTGGACTGGAGAGAGATGTCCCTCGCACCGAAAGACATGGAGTACACGGAAGCCAAAAACCAATCGGCCCGTGACATCGCTCTGTCTTTCGGTGTTCCTCCGCAACTCCTTGGCATCCCCGGCGACAATACCTACACCAACTACAGCCAGGCCGTGCGAGCGTTGTACCGTCAAACGGTCATCCCGCTCGTGACCCATGTCTGCGGCGACCTCACCGCGTTCTTCCAACCCACCTACGGCGATGCGTTCGAAGTCTGCACCGATCTCGATACACTCGAGGCGCTCGCTGATGAGCGTGAAGCCCTGTGGAAACGGGTCAACGACTCGAAGGTTCTGACAGTTGATGAGAAGCGGTGGGCCATCGGCTATGACAAGTACACGGACAAGGAGGTCGGTAAATCCATCTTCGGTCCGATGAATGAGATGCCGCTCAGCGCCGACAAACCCGAACCTAATCCCAACGATGGCAAGGAGCCCGGTTCGGACGACCCGTTCGAGAATGACGACGACAACGCAGGAAACGGGGACGCCTGATGCTTCGCGACCAGCACGTCATATCGAGCCAGCTGCTCACTCGACACGAACAACGCATGTTCACCAGCGTTTATTCGCTGAACACGCTGCTGGCTCGTCATATCGACGCTCGCTGGGCTCCTCAGCCTCAAGTCATGATCGCTGTCGCGCTCGACACGTGGCGCAGTGATCTTGAGGACCTGATTAACAGGTTCCATGAAACCATCATGAGAGATGGCATGATTCACGTCATCAGATTGATGGGCCACAAGAACGAACGGCTCGAGTTCCTTCTGAACTTTATCCGCCCCGAGCTGCGTCGTTACTCGCAACAACGGGCGGAGTTGATTGAGCAGTTCTTGCGTGATCGGATCAACGCCGAGCTTGCGTCGGGTGAAACACCCATGCAAGTACGACAGAACATCGTCCGTATCCTTTCCACAAGGAACTACGCCTTACGGATCGCACGGACTGAAGCCCACACCGCTCTAGAGCGGGGCGCGTGGGAAGCCGCAAATAGTTTGGGAGTGCGGGTGACCAAAGAATGGGTGTCTCGCGAAGACTCTTTGGTTCGTTTCGCTCATGCTGCAGCTCACGGGCAAGTCAGGGGCATTGATGAGAACTTCGTCGTGGGCGGGGAACTCATGATGTATCCCGGTGACCCAAAGGCGTCAGCGCGAAACAACGCCAACTGTCGATGCACTGTAAACTACAGACTGAAATAGGGGGCCCCATGCCGCTCACACCAGAAGAGGAAACCAGACTACGTGAGGTGGTTCGCGAAGCTACCCACCAAGCTGTCAGGGAGACGTTCGAGGTATTAGGTGTCAATCCACGGGACTTCGATCATGTCAAGGAGTTCAGGCAAAACCAGGCATGGGTCAGCAAGTATCGAAGGACATCGGAGAAGATCGGGTCGACCATCATCGTCGGCATAACTACAATCCTAACGGGAGGCGTGTTGGCAGCAATCTGGGCATACGTTACGAAGCGGTAATGCGGTTGCCGAACCCCGTCGGTTAGGGTAATATAACGCAGGAAAGGAAGTTCGCCCATGACCACAAACACTGAGAAGAAGTTTGTCCCTCTCGACCTCAAGGAGGTTTCCGACGAGGGCGTCTTTGAGGGGTATGCTTCGAAGTTCGGTGACCGTGATCAAGTCGGTGACACGGTCATACGAGGCGCCTTCAAAAACTCGCTTCGGCAGCGGAAGGCCCAAGGGGTCAAGATGCTGTGGCAGCACGATCCATCCTACCCAATCGGGGTCTGGGACGAGATCAGCGAAGATGCGACTGGCCTTTATGTGAAGGGCCGCTTGCTCACCTCGGTCCAGAAGGCTAAGGAAACCTACGAACTCATGAAAGCCGGCATCATCGACGGTCTTTCCATCGGTTACCGCACGATCAAGGCTCTCCGTGACGACGCCACCGGCGAACGTCAGCTCAAGGAAGTTGATCTGCGGGAAATCTCGCTCGTTACCTTCCCCATGCTGACCTCGGCTACGGTCACGTCAGTCAAGGGTGACTGGAACAAGCGTGAGGTCGAGCGTGTACTGCGGGACGCAGGCATGCCGAACGCGATGGCTGTCAAGCTTATCGCAGGTGGCTGGAATGCTGCCAACACTTCCGGCGGACAGGGTGATCCTGACGACGGGCTGAACGATCTGGCCGCACAACTGCGCCAGATGAACGAAACCCTGCAAAGGAGACTGACATGAAACGACTCATGCAGCACGACACCGGTCCGCTCGAAATCAAGGACGCATCCGGTGGCAACGACGGCGGTGAAGGCAAGAAGGCCGATACCGTCGAAATCAAGAAGGCGCTCGACGGGTTCTCCCAGACCCTGGATGCTTTCATGAAGAAGACGGACCAGGAACTGGCCGAGATGAAGAAGTCGACCGACAAGAAGTCGGCTGACGTGGTCACGCAGGACGAGGTGAAGAAACTCACCACGGCCCTCGAAGAGCAAAAGAAGTTCGTCGAGAACCTGCGCCTGGAGAACAACCGTCCGATCATGACGGCGCCCGACGGCACCAAGACCCAGCTTACCGACGAGCAGATGGAGCACAAGAAGGCATTTGAGAACTGGTTCCGCAAGGGCGCCGGCGAAGAAGGCCTGGGCGAGCTCCAGAAGAAGGCGCTCTCGGTCGGTACCGATCCCGACGGTGGCTACACCGTTCCGGTGCGGATGGAAACGGCCATCGACCGGGTCATCACGGAAATCTCCGAGATGCGGAATATCGCACGGGTCGTCCAGGTGTCCACCGCTTCCTACAAGAAGCGCGTGTCCCAGGGCGGTGCGTCTAGCGGCTGGGTTGGTGAACGGGGCTCGCGTCCCAACACCGATACGCCGACGCTCGACGTGCTCGAATATCCGGTGATGGAGCTGTATGCCAACCCTTCGGCGACGCAGTCCATCCTCGATGACTCGGCCATCAACATCGACCAGTGGCTAGCCGACGAGGTGTCAATCGAGTTCGCCGTGCAGGAAGGTGCCGCCTTCGTCAACGGGAACGGCGCCGCGAAGCCTCGCGGTTTCCTAACCTACGACACGGTGCTCAACGACAACTGGGAATGGGGCAAGCTGGGCAAGGTTATCACCGGCGTCGCCGGCGACTGGGCCGATAGCTCGTCCGATCCGGGTGCCGAGACCACGAACATCGTGGACCTTGTCTACTCCCTGAGGCCGGTCTTCCGCCGCAACGCTCGCTTCACGATGAACCGCAAGACGGTCTCCTCGATCATGAAGCTGCGTGACGCCGACGGCCGGCAGCTGTGGTCCTCGGGCCTTCGCGACGGTCAGCCCGACCGCCTGATGGGATACCCGATCTACGAGATGGAAGACATGCCGGACATTGCCGACAATGCCTTCTCCATCGCGTTCGGCGACTTCCAGCGGGGCTACATCATTGTGGACCGCATCGGCGTTCGCGTTCTGCGCGATCCGTTCTCGGCGAAGCCGTATGTCCAGTTCTACACGACCAAGCGTGTGGGCGGCGGTATCGGCCACTATGAAGCGATCAAGCTGCTGCAGTTCGCAGATTGATCCGCCACCGGGTGAGGCGAATGAGCGCCTCATCCAATCACTAACCGTTCAGACAAGGAGATACCCATGAAACGGGACCTTATGAACAACATCCACCCGGTGGTCGCCATTGCTCCCGTGGTGGTGGCTGATGGCACGGCGCAGGTTTCCGCTGCCATCGACGTGCGGCACTACAAGTCCGTCACGTTCATCATCCTGCTCGGCACCCTTGCCGATACCGACGCAACCTGGGCCGTCACGGTCAAGGAAGGCTCGACCTCGACGCAGGGCAACCACACCGCGGTCGCGGACAAAGACCTGATCGGCACAGAAGCGCTGGCCGGGTTCACGTTCGGGGACGACGGCGAATGCCGGAAGATCGGCTACAAGGGGGACGCGGACTACGTGTCCATCGAGATCGACGACGTGACGGCCAACACGGGCAACGCCCCGATGGCGGTTCTGTGCCTTCTCGAGCCCTATGAGGCGCCGGCTTCGAACCCGCCGGCGTAATCCTCGTTCGCCGATGGGACGGCGGTCAGCTCTATCCTCCTACCGGAGCTGGCCGCCACCCATCTCTAACCTGAAGGAAGTTGTCAGATGAATATCTCGAACCAACGCACCACTGACCCCGCAACGGAAGTCGCCACCGTTGCTGAGATGGATACCTTCCTGCGTGGCGACAACGTGCTCGAGTCCGTTGACGGCGAGCTGCTCACGACGCTAATCCAAGCGGCTCGCGAGTATGCGGAGGAGTTCACCTGTCGCGCATTTATCACTCAGACCTGGACCATGTATATGGATCGCTGGCCGCAAACGAAGGACCCACTGGGATGGTGGGACGGCGTTCGCGAAGGTTCGATCACGATGGGACAGGCCACTTCCATCGAGCTGCCGATTGGTCCGCTGCAGTCCGTCACGTCGGTCTCAACCTTCAATGACGACAATACCGAGACTCCGTTCAGCTCTGACAACTATTCCTTGAACACGACCAGGACGCCCGGGGAAATTATCCTCAACATGGGCGCAACGTGGCCGGTGTTCACTCGAGCCCGTAACGGCGTCAAAGTCGTCTACGTCTGTGGATACGGCGACAACCCGACCGACGTTCCCGCCCCTCTCCGGACTGCTGTCAAGATGCTTGCGGCTCATTGGTATGAGAACCGTGAGTTCACTAAGACGCAATCCGACATGAACCAGGCTGTGGCACCTGTTCACCTGCAGTCGATCCTCAACCGATACAAGGTGGCCAAGCTATGAAGAAACGTCGCCTCTTTGACATCGGCCGTATGCGCCACCGTGTCTCTGTTTTTCATGTAAACAGGGAGGACGATGGCTCAGGGGGTTTTGATAGAAAGGACCCCGTGGATAATGAGGTCGGCCCCCTGGTCCTTTGGGCGCATATCCAGCCAGTGACCGGTCGCGAGCTTCAATGGGGGGAGCAATTCACCGAGGTAACAACCCATGCCTGCTGGCTCCGCTACAACGTGCTCGTGCAACCTGGGATGATCCTGCGCTTTCGCAACGTCAACTATTACATCGAGCAGGCGTATGATCCCGACAACCTGCAGGAGTTCCTGCTCCTCACCCTTCGGGAAGGGGGGCCCGCCTAATGCCGCGACTGACTGTCCGTGTCCGAAACCTCTCCTCGCTTCAGGCTAAGGTCAAGCGACTGGACTGGGGTATCCAGGCCGCAGTCCTTGCCGCGTTGCGCAGTCTCGCCAATCCCATCGAGCAAGACATCAAGCAGGAATTGAGAAAGACCAAGTCCGGACCCATCGTTACTCGATACCGTCCACAAAGGCAAGTCAAGGTGTCTCGTCCTTACGAGGCTCCGGCTGAAGACCTGGGCATGCTGGTTAACTCTATTGAGGTGGACGTTGATCCGTCTCAGTTCAACATGACGATTGCCGCACTCGCCCCCCACGCTCGGGAGCTTGAGTACGGTACTCGCAACATGCTACCGCGTCCGTTCCTTCGTCCCGCGCTGACACGCTGGCGCCAACGGATCATCGACGCGATCCATAACGCAATTAAGGGGGCGCTGTGATGGCACAAGACTCCGCCGAACAATTGATGAAGGCGCATATTGCCGCACTGCGAGGTGACGCCACACTCCAAGGCTTCGTGGGACAGAGGGTGTATGATTATATCCCACGCCGCACCGACTACCCGTATATCGTCTACCATATCACGGACTCTGATGAATGGGACACGACGACTGACAACGGGGATGAACATGCCGTCTACGTCCATGTCTGGGATGACAAAGAAGGATCGAAGAGGGCTCGCCAGGTCATGCAACGGGTTTACGAGCTCCTGCATGATGTCACGTCCTACTCGTTGACCGACCACAATCTGGTGAACTGCCGGCGCGTGTCTCGGACCATGACGCGGGAAGGACAACTTTACCATGGCATCGGGCTGTTCCGTGCCGTAACAGAGGAGGCCTGAATATGGCTGCACAAAAGGGTAGCGACATCCTTATCAAGGTGGACTCGAACGGTGCCGGATCGTTCGTAACCATCGGCGGGATGCGCTCAAAGTCGATCTCGCTCAATGCCGAGACGGTCGACGTTTCCGACTCCGACTCCGTCAACAAATGGAGGGAACTGCTGGCAGGCGCCGGCATGAAGTCGGCCACACTCACTGGTTCAGGTGTCTTCAAGGACACGGCCGGAGAAGAAGACGTTCGCGGCTACTTCTTCGCGCAGTCCATCGAGGACTACCAGTTCATCATCCCCGACTTCGGCACAATCGGAGGCGCGTTCCAGGTGACCGCCATCGACTACGCCGGCGAATACAACGGGGAAGCCACGTACTCGATGACGTTCGAGTCCGCGGGTGAACTGACCTGGACCGCAGCGTAGGGGGGACTGACACATGGCTGCGCTTACGCTCCAAACGATTGCTGCCGCGGGTCTCAAGCCTGCGTATGCAGCAGTCAACTCGGAAGACACCGTGAAGGTCAACTCGGCCCAGCGGAACTTCCTGCACGTCAAGAACGGCAGCGGTGGCTCGATCAATGTCACCATCACTGCCGTTAAGACGTCGGCCCGTGTTCGAGGCGTCGGCGTGGTCACTGTGAACGATCTGGTTGTCGCCGTGCCCGCTGGCGAAGAACGCTTGATCGGGCCTTTTACCGAGGCCTACATGGATACCGATGGCGATGTCACCATCGACTACTCCGGCATCACCTCGGTTACCGCTGGCGTCTTCTCGCTGCCCGCGGCGTACTGAAACTGAAACCGGTCACTTAAGGAGGATAGACCCAATGACCAAAGCAAACAAGCAACGAGGTGAAGTGACGATCCAAGGTCCCGAGGGCAAGGAGTACAAGCTGTGCCTCACCCTCGGGGCCATCGCTCAGATCGAAGATGGTCTGGGTGTGGAGAGTCTGACCAAGATCGACGAGGTGATGGGCAAGGCCCGGATGAAGGACGTGCTCACCATCTTCATCGCACTCCTTAATGGCGGTGGCAACAAGGAAATCACTTCCAAGGATATGATCGACTGGGACGTTTCAATCCAGGAGCTCATGGAGGTGATCCGGCAGTGCTTCAACGCTGCGGGCTTCGAAGCCGACAAGGATGAGGATGCCGGCACGGAGGATGGAGACGAGGGAAACGGGTAAGCAGTCGCCCGACGCCATGGGAATACTGGATGAAGGTCGCCTTTGGTCACATCCACTATACTCCCGATGTCTTTTGGGGGATGAGTCTGCGGGAATGGCAGGCCACCCTTAAAGGATACATACAGAAGGAGTATGGCGAACCGGAAACCCCCATGACTTCGTTGCAACTGCGCAAGATGATGAAGGAGTATCCGGATGATCGGCCGGCTGATTGAACGACTCTTTGTCTCGGTACGGGCGGACATGACCGACCTATCCCGGGACCTTAGCCAGGGTATGGCCCAGACCCGTGCGGCTACGAACAGCATGGCCATGTCGTGGAACCAGGTCAGCACGAAGGTGGACGAGCTGACCCGGAGCCTTGACCGCGGCAAGATTACTCAAGGCCAATATACCTCCGAGATGAACAGGCTCGCGTCGGCCATGAAAGTCGTCGCGGGTTCGTATCGTGAAGCACAACGCCAAGTGTGGGGTTATGCCTCGGCAGCCCAGGCCGCGCAACGGGCGGCAGTGCCCGCGTTCGATACTCGACCAGTTCAGGCGTTTACGCGCTCAACCGGTCAGGCTCGGATGCAGATGATGAACCTCGGCTATCAGCTGAACGACATCGGCATGACGCTTGCCACCGGCATGAATCCGATGACGGTCATGATCCAACAGGGTTCGCAGATTGCGCAAATCTACGGAGGTCAGGGCGGCATCAGTCAGGCGTTTAAGGATATTAGCCGACTTTTGCTTGGCCTTGCTCGTCGTCTCTGGCCCCTCGCTGTCATCGCTACCGGCTTCGGCATCCTGACTCGAGAGATCAACAAGACTACCGACGTAACCGTGAGCTTCATGGACACTACGAAGGCGGTCTTCCAAGTCGTTGGTCGATACATCTGGGCGCTGATCGAGGGACCGGTCAACTACCTGAAGGACGCATTCGAGACCGTGCTCGACTTCATCGCCGAGTGGTTCCCGAAGGTCATGAACGGAGTGATTGGTGCCACCGTTGCAGCGGTCAGGATCATCGGAGCAACATGGGACCTGCTGCCCGACCTGTGGCATGACACATGGACCGCCGTCAAGAACACGGCGCTTCAGGCGACCGAAGCTATCATCAACTACATCACACAAGAGATGGTGCCGGGCATCGCTCGAGGCCTTGACAAGGTTCTGCAGGCGTTCATCTTCGCTTACGAAGCCGTCAAGATCGTGTGGATGCAGCTTCCTGCGCTCATGCGGGATGCCATCGGTGGCGCGGTCAACTGGGTTGTCGATGGTGTGGAGAACATGGTCAATGGCGCCATCGACGGCATCAACAAGTTGATTGCGGGACTGCAGTCGATCATCGACTTCGTCGGTGCTGACCGTGCGACGGAGTTCTTCGGGTTCAGCGGTAATCTGCCGACTATCAGCGAGCAGGACTTGAGCCAGTGGCGCATGGAAACCGGCGAGGCGCTGAACAACACGGCGGAACAACTCGGCGAGGCTGCTGGGCGTATTTTCAACACCGAGATGCTCGAAGGAGCACTGCGCATTGATCCCACCGACCTGTCTGGTCACATGGGAGCTTACCGCAATGCGTTCGGCGAGCTTGGCAGGCGGGTCAATGAAATCCTTTCGGAGTCTATGAACTTCGACTACATGGGCCAATTCTTCGAGGACGTTCGGGCACAGGCCATCGAGAACGCTCTTGCTCGCATCGCCGACGGCATGGAAGACGTTGGCGGCGCAGCCAAACGCGCTGCCGAAGAAGTCCAGACGCTGATGAAAGATATGCAGGAAGGGCTTGAGACTGCGGCTGACAACCTGGCACAGGTGTTCGGCAATGCGTTTGAGCGACTGGCCGAAACGGGTCGCTTCACGTTCTCGGACTTCATCCAGGACCTCAACCGACTCATCATTAAGTCGACCTCTGAGCTGCTGCAGCAGGAGCTGTCGAATATGTTCCAGACCCTGGCCACGTCGAAGGGAGGTCTTGGGTCCTTCTTCTCCAACCTATTCACCGGACTCTTCGGAGGCGGCAACTTCTTCGGTGCTCGTGCCCGAGGTGGTGTCGAGATGCCTTGGCGTAACTTCATCGCCGGCGAGGAGGGTGCCGAGCTTATCAATCAGGACGGTCCCGCCGGTGCTCGTCGCGTAAAGACCGCGGGTCAGACGCGGCACATGATGCAACAGCAAGGACGAGCCGGACCCAATATCACGATGATCGTCCAGACGCCCGACATGGAAAGCTTCCAGAAATCTCAATCGCAGATAGCGTCCCGCATGGGCATGTTTATCTCCCGTGGACAGAGGAACCAATAACATGGCTTTTCACGAAGTACGCTTCCCCACCGACATCGCCTTCGGCTCGAGAGGCGGCCCGAAACGAAAGACGATCATCGCCACTTCTGGATCAGGTTACGAACACCGCAACTCTCAATGGGCGGACTCGAAGCGAGAGTACAACGCCGGCTATGGCGTCAAGGACCTTGATGACATCCACACCGTTGTCGAGTTCTTCGAGGAGCGCCGTGGTATGCTGCACGGCTTCCGCTGGAAGGACAAGTTCGACTACAAGTCCTGCGCTCCCAAGCAGACGCCGGCTTTCAATGACGTGGACATCGGCACGGGCGATGGCAGCACCACGACGTTCCAGCTCATTAAGACCTACGGCTCGGCCTATGATCCTTATTCCCGCGACATCAAGAAGCCAGTGCAGGGCACCGTTCTGATCGGCGTCAACGGATCGGACACGTCTGGTTCGGGATGGTCGGTCAACTTGGCCACGGGCATCATCACCTTCGATAGCGCACCGACCAACGGCCACGCCATCACGGCGGGCTTCGAGTTCGACGTTCCCGTCCGCTTCAATACCGACTATCTCGAAATTGACCTGGCGGCATTTGCTGCCGGCAACATCCCCGACATCCCGATTGTGGAGATCCGCGTATGAGAACCGACATCCCATCTGGTCTTCAGGACCACCTCGATACCCGCGAGACGACGCTCTGCTGGTGCTGGAAGATCATGAGATCGGACAACACAGTCCTCGGCTTCACGAACCACGACCGAGACCTTACGTTTGGCAGCGTGACTTACGAAGCTTCCACAGGGTTCCTCGGCACGGAGATCGAGTCGCAGCTCGGGATGAACGTGGACAACATGGACGTCTATGGCGCAGTCGACTCCGACAACATCCGCGAAGCTGACATCGAGGCGGGCCTGTTTGACAATGCCGACATCGAGGTCTACCTGGTGAACTGGTCCGACGTGTCTGAGCGGGTCATCATGAAGAAGGGCAACCTCGGAGAAGTCAAACGCGGCAAGACGATGTTCCAAACCGAGGTGCGAGGCATCTCTAACCAGCTTCAGCAGGTCAAGGGTCGCATCTACCAGTATGCTTGCGATGCCCTGCTCGGCGATGGTCTCTGCGGTAAGTCGCTTGCCGGATCGACCTACACCGGAACGGGATCGGTGTCCTCGACCAATGGATATTCCAGTCTTATAGCTTCCGGACTAGGCTCCTACGCCTCGGGATGGTTCAGCCGCGGCAAGATCACGTTCACGTCAGGCAACAATAACGGCATCGTCCGTGAGGTTAAGGCTCACTTCCTGTCCGAAGGCGTCGTCAGCATCAGCCTGTGGGAACCTCTGCCCTTCGAGCTCGAGACGACAGACACGTTTACGGTGGTTGCCGGTTGTGACAAGACGTTCCGCTCCTGCAAGGCGAAGTTCAACAACGCGGACAACTTCAGGGGTTTCCCACATATTCCGGGAAGTAGCACTGTGATCCAATACGCGAACACGGGTGATCCGAATTTTGATGGGGGAGGGAACTTCGTTGGTAAAGACTGAAGACATCGTCCGAATTGCGCGGTCCTGGAAAGGGACCCCATATCATCACCAGGCTTCGCTCAAGGGGGTCGGCGTAGATTGCGTCGGCCTCATTCGCGGTGTGTATCGGGAGCTGTATGGCGTCGAACCCCCCGAGCTCATCAACTACAGCGCCGACTGGGGAGACAGCAACGGCAACGAGGATATGGTGCTCGCTGCATACAAATACCTCGAGCCAGTACCGCTCGATCAACGGGGTGCTGGGCATGTGATCCTGGTGCGCTGGAAAGAGAAGCGTGTGGCCAAGCACAGCATGATTATGACGGGTGACAATCGTGCCATTCATGCTTACAATAGGTCACCAGTGACAGAGATCAATTTGAACGATTGGTGGACGCAGAAGATCGTGTATGCGTTCGCCTTTCCGCAGGAGGTGAAGTGATATGGCTGGTCTGCTACTCGCTGGCGTAGGCGCCGCAATCGGTGGTTCTATCGGAGGCACCTTCCTCGGGATCAGTGCCGTGGTCATTGGTCAGTCCATTGGCGCCGTGGTCGGATCGGCTATCGACAACTACCTGTTTGCCCCGACCATCAAGTCATCGCAAGAGGGGCCGAGGCTCAATGAAGCCAACGTGATGACATCAGTCGAGGGTGCGAACATCGTCCGCGGCTATGGTCGTTTCAAGGTCGCCGGCAACGTCATCTGGGCCACTCGACTGCGCGAGGAAGTCGTCAAGGAAACGACGAAGCAAGGCGGCAAGGGTGGAGGCGGTAGTAGCAAGGTCACGACTACTACCTACAACTACTATGCCAACTTCGCTGTTGGTCTGTGCGAAGGAGAAATCCTTGACGTGCACCGCATCTGGGCGGACGGCAAGCTACTCGACCTGTCGCAGTATACCTACCGCATCTATAAAGGTACGGAGGCTCAGAACCCGGACTCCTACATGGAGCAGAAGGATGGCGAGGGCAACATCCCCGGCTATCGCGGCCTGGCCTATGTCATCTTCGAGGATATGCAGATCAACAAGTTCGGCAACCGCATCCCGCAGATGACGTTTGAGGTCACTCGTCGCGTCACTCGTTCGGATGACGATGCTGTGGGAGACCTGGTCACGGGCATCTGCTTGATCCCGGGTACCACCGAGTTCGGCTATGACCCCAACCGCATCACCCAGAAATATGAGGATGGCAGCACCAACGTCGAGAACGATCATCTCGGCGATGGTAACAGCAACTGGAAACATGCCATCGACCAGATGGAAGCCAGTCTGCCGAACGTCAATACTGTCTGCTTTGTGGTCAGCTGGTTCGGTGATGATCTGCGCATCGGTAACTGCACACTTCAACCGAAGGTGGAGAACCAGACGAAGCAAACTGATCCTATTAGCTGGCGTGTCGCAGGACTGACGAGGGATACTGCGTTGGTCATCTCCCAGGTCAACGGTAGGCCGGCTTACGGCGGCGCGCCGAACGACTTGTCGGTATATCGGGCGATCCAGGACCTGAAGAACCGTGGCTACGAGGTCATGTTCTACCCCTTCATCGTCATGGACATTCCGTCGGACAACACACTACCCAACCCCTACAGCGACAACGCCAGTGAGGTGGGACAGCCGATCCACCCGTGGCGCGGTCGCATCACCTGCTCGCCTGCTCCGGGGTATGCTGGCACTGTGGATAAGAGCGCAGCGGCTGGTACTCAGGTGTCCAACTTCCTCGGCACGGCGACGGCTGCGAATTTTGGAGGATCAGACGGCACCGTGAATTACACCGGCACTGCTGAATGGTCGTTCCGTCGGTTCGTCCTTCACTACGCTGAGCTGTGTCGTCAAGCGGGAGGTGTCGACTACTTCTGCATCGGGACTGAGATGGTCGAAGCCAACCGTGTTCGTAGCGCGGCAGGCACGTTCCCCTTCGTCAACGGTCTCATCTCGCTGGCTGCTCAAGTCGTATCGCTGCTGCCGTCAGCGAAGCTTGGCTACGCCGCTGACTGGTCGGAATACAACTCCTACCGTCCTGGCGACGGGAGTGGCGACGTGTTCTTCCACCTCGATCCGCTCTGGGCTGATAGCAACATTGACTTCATCGGCATAGATAACTACATGAAGCTGTCCGACTGGCGTGACAGCGATACTCATGCAGATTTTGGAGACGGCGTTGACGCCTATGGCAACCCCAAGGGTGACTCGATCTATGACCTCGAATATCTCAAGGGGCAGGTCGCCGCCGGTGAGGACTACGACTACTTCTACGCATCCACAGCCGACCGGATGTCCCAGACTCGCACCGCGATTACCGATGGCGCCTATGGAAAGCCGTGGGTATTCCGCCAAAAGGACATCGTGAACTGGTGGGGGAGCCAGCACCACAATCGCCCCGGCGGCATTGAAAGCGGATCACCGACAGCGTGGGTCCCTGAGAGCAAGCCGATCATCATGACCGAGTTCGGCTGTCCTGCGATAGACAAGGGCACCAACCAGCCCAACGTGTTCTATGACCCGAAGTCGTCCGAGAGCTTCGTGCCCTACTTCTCATCTGGCGGCCGAGACGATGAAATCCAACGTCAGTACATCCGCGCTTTCGTGGAGTACTGGAAGGACAACTCGAACAATCCGGCATCGAGTGAGTACTCCGGACGCATGATCGACACGAGCCGCATGTGCTACTGGTCCTACGATGCTCGGCCGTGGCCGACGTTTCCGACGGACGGCGATGCTTGGGCGGACCAGGAGAACTGGCAATATGGCCACTGGATCAGCGGTCGCATCGACACGGTCTATCTGCCTGACCTTTTGAACCAGCTAGCCGAGGACTACAATGTCACCGCTAACTATGACTTCAGCCAGGCCTATGGCTCGTGCGACGGTTTCCTGATCCAGGCGAAGACGTCTTTCCGCTCGACGGTTGAACCGCTTGCCACGCTGTTCTCCTTCGACATCATCGAGTCCGGTGCGACGATCAAAGCGGTGAGCCAGCAGGAGTCGCGCTCGATTGCAACAGTGACGCTCGACGACATCGCCGAGGCGCAGTCAGGGAACGACGAGCCGGTTGTGCTGACGCGCTCGCAGGCAAGCGAACTCCCTGTGGGAATGACTATCAAGTACATTGACATCTTCAAGGAGTATGAGATGGCCGCGGTGTCCCAACGCCGCGAGGTAGTCGAGTCCGAGTCTGAGCCCGCATCCGAGACGCCCATCATCATCGACTATGCTCGTGCCCAGCAGATAGTCGACAGGCTGCTCTACTCCGCTTGGGCGAAGCGCACCGTCGGCGAGTTCGGGCTGCTGCCTGAGTTCTTGTATCTTGAAGCGGGTGACGTGGTCACTGTGAACGACGGCAACTTCAACAAGCCGCTCAGGATCGAGGGCATCGCTGACAACGCCTACCGACAGATCAGCGCACGGTCCTTCGACCTCGGTATTTTTCAGCCCGGCGGAGGCGCGTCGAGGACTCAGGCAGTCAACAACCAGCCCGTGGCGATTGCGCCGACCACCGTGTTCATGGACCTGCCGATGCTTCGCTCGGTCGACGTTCCCTATCGCCCCTACGCCGCGGCATACGCTACGCCCTGGCCGGGAGTCAACGTCTATCGCTCGATCACTGATAGCAACTACGGACTCGACACTACGATCATCGCCCCGTCTGTTATCGGTCGAACGACTGATCCATTCCACTCAGGCGTCACGGACGTATGGGACTCGACCAACGAGCTGAAGGTTGAGGTCTTCTTCGAGGAGCTTTCGACACTGCCTGAGGAGAACGTGCTCGACGGGGGCAATACTCTTGCCATCGAGAACAGCAAGGGCGGATGGGAGATCATACAGTTCGTCAACGTACAGCTGACTAGCCCTCGCACCTACACGCTGACTAAACTGCTTCGAGGCCAGCTCGGCACCGAGGACAACATGGAGGACGCACTGCCGGCAGGTGCTCGGATCATTCTGATCGAGTCCACGCTACAGCAACTTGCGTTCGGCATCAATGACATCGGCCGTGAATACTACTTCAAGTGGGGTCCCGCCGACCGTGACATTGGCGACGATCTGTACCAGACAGTTCAGAGGACATTCACTGGTCGAGGGCTTCGCCCCTACTCGCCCGTTCATATTGATGGTGTGGATGATGGATCGGGCGACATCACGATCTCCTGGGTCCGGAGAACACGTATTAACGGCGACAGCTGGGACTACATTGATGATGTGCCGATAAATGAAGCCTACGAGCACTACGAGGTAGACGTCCTCAATAGCAGTGATAACGTGGTCAGAACACTGGCCGTGACAGATGCCACCTCTGTGGTATACAGTGCTGCCCAACGATCTGCCGATGGGATCAGCGCGCCTTTCGACATCATCGTCTATCAACTCAGCGACCAGGTCGGTCGCGGCATTGGAAGGAGGGCCACAATCAATGGCTGATACCAACAGGCTCGTGCTCCCGCTACTCGCTGCAGCTCAGGCACAGAAACACGTCACTGTCAATGAGGCACTCAAGCTTCTTGATGCAATCGTCCAGGCAGGCGTGATCGACAAGGACCTCACGTCGCCGCCCGGCTCACCGTCCGAAGGAGATATCTATATCGTCGGTGGGTCGGCGACCGGCGCATGGAACGGTCAGGATGATGACCTGGCGATCTACCAAGATGGGGCGTGGGTGTTCGTCACGCCGCTCAACGGCTTCATCGCTTTTGTTGCCGATGAGTCTACGCTCTACGTCTATAACAGCGGCTGGGCTTCACTTGCCAACTTGCTGGGGGGCTCCTCCTATCTACCCTGGACGGGGGGTACTCTCACTGGGGACCTAGCCGTGGAAGGACGTGTGAGCGCCCAAACCAACAATGGCGCCCAAACCGGTGTGTTCTGTGTAGAGGAGGAACTCACTTCTCTGTCTGGTACCACGGCGACAACTACCCTCACTTTCCCGAACCAGTGCCTCATCCTGGGGGCTTCGGTTCGAGTGACTGGGGCAATCGCGGGCGCTACCTCATTCGACTGCGGCGACGGTTCCACGGTTGATCGTTTTGGCGCAAGCCTCAGCGTGTCTCTTGGTTCTACTAACCAAGGGACTATAGACCCCGCGGGTAATTACTCAAGTACCCCCGTAACTTTGACTGCAAACGGAGGTAACTTCACAGGGGGTTCTGTTCGAGTAGCCCTCCACTACATGGTTAACCAACCGCCACAGAGTTAAGGAGAAAACCGATGTCTCTAAACAAGACTGACAATTCCGCCATGACGCAGGATGAGATCGAGTTCCTGCAATCACGGCTGGATGAACTGGGCTTCGACCCGGGACCCATCGACGGGATCATGGGACCGCACACCGAGTCCGCCATCATCTCGTTCAAACGAGCGAACGGTCTGAAGCTCCGTCCCTACGTCGGGCCTATCACGTGGAAGCTGCTGTTTGATGAGCAGCAACAGCTCGACCTGAACAGGGACCTGCCGTGGATGATCGAAGCGAAGAAGGCGCTCAATCGTCACGAGGTCTACGACAACCAGTGGCTCAGGGATTGGCTGCGCTCCGATGGTCATGCGCTCGGCGATCCCGCGAAGCTGCCCTGGTGTGGTGACTTTGTCGAGACACCGATCCGGCTGGCGCTGCCGACCGAGCCGATCCCGCGCAACCCCTACTGGGCGCTGAACTGGCGAGGCTTCGGTGTTCCCACGCTACCGACCTATGGCTGTGTCGCTTCCATCGAACGCAAGGGCGGAGGGCACGTCGGGTTCATCGTCGGCGAAGATGCACGTCGGTACTACATGGCCGGCGGCAACCAGTCGAACAAGTCCTCGGTTGTTCCTGTGGACAAGGGTCGCTTCGTGCCGGAGTCGTTCCGTTGGCCGAGCACCCACCCGACGCAGGCCATTCATCTGCCGCGCATGAACTCCAACGCCGCAGCGAACACGCAGGAGGGCTGATCAATGGACGACAAGAAGACTGTCCACAGGAAGTACTCGAAACACGTCACGACGGCGGTGCTGGTCTGGGCGATGGCGCTGGTAACAGCAGTCCTCGTGTTTCGACCGGAGCACTTCGTCGCCGCGATGACCTGGGTGGTCCCGCTAATCCTCGGCGTACTGGGCACCTATCAAGGTGTGGGGCATGCCGACCTTCGAACGGTCGTCCGGCAACAGCGGGGAGACAGGCTCGGTGATTAGGGTCTATATGTTCCTTGGGGCACTGGCTGTCATCGGGACACTTCTCGGTGGCGCCTATTTGAAGGGGCGATCTGATGGTCGTTGGGCTGAGCGCGTGGCTCAGCTCGAGGCCATCGAGGAGCTCAATGAACAGCTCGACGCGAAAGATGCCGAGCTTGCCGCACTCGAGGCGGCACGACTGGAACAGATGCGGGAACTCGAGGACCGTGTCGAAGAACTGAGAAGGCAAGCGAATGAAGACCCTAATGCTGATCGTCCCGCTTTTGGCACTGACAGCATGCGCAGGCTCAATGCCGTCGGCGGACCTTGATGTCTCGCCGCCTGCGCCTTCTCTGACGCAACCCTGTCGTCCTCCGGTAAGGTTGCCGGAGCGGGAGGTGACGCAGGCGGAAGCTGAGGGCTACTGGCTGCGGGACAGGCGATCACTCGTCGACTGTGCGAGTCGCCAGCATGGGCTTACGCAATGGGCCCAGGAAACCGTTGCGACAATCAAAGGAGAAAACCTGTGAATAATGAAGCACAGATCAAGGAAGCCTTCATCGAAGCCGTCGGCACCCCGGAAAAGGCAACAGCGGAAACGGTCGCCTCGGCGTGTGAAACCGTTCTTGCGAAAGCCACCGAGCAGTTCGGTTCGGGAGTCTACGTGAGCGGCAAGCTGAACGCTGACATGCAGGGCATCTCGTTCCGCTACAAGCGACCGGCAATCCGCCAGCGCCTCGAGTTCTTCGTGCCCGTCGCAGTCGACAAGCCACCGCGCAAGGTGGACGTCGATGACACGAAAAAGTCGAGCCAGAAGGCGTCGAAGAAGTCGAAGCAGGAGGACAACGCACAACGCGACGACGCCGGCAACGCTGGCTCGCCTCAGGACGAAGGCGACAGCGATCGACTGATGATCCTCGAGGCTGCTGCGCTCAACCTGAGCGACGAAGACTTCATGGGCGACGGTCGCCCGCACGTTGACAAGATCAACGATCACCTCGAGGAAGGCGTCGAACCCTTCACCGCTGCCGAGCGTGACGAGTTGTGGGCACAGCGCTCCGGCGAATAACGGGCTGACGCTCGAGCAGCTACTAAGAAGCCCCGGCATCTTGATTGATGACCGGAGCCCTTTAGTGCCGCGAGTGGCGTAGGATTATTCGGCGTCGGCCTTCGCCCTGCGGGAACGCGGCTTGCGAGCGGTCGTCGCCTTGCCCTTCGCCGGCTTCTCGTCGGCGTCGTCCTTCGGCTGGGCGACACGCTTGGCGGAGCGTTCCTTCATCGCCTTGACCACCTCGTCGAAGTCCTTCTTGGTGTTCCAGCCGTACTTGTTGCCGAACTCCTTCTCGACGCCGAGTTCACGGAGCGCGACACGGACGGACGCGGGCTGCAGGCCGGTCGCCTCGACCAGGTCGTTCACGCCGTACTTCGGTTCATCCTTGGCCGGCGTCTGGGTTTCGACTTCGGTTTCCTTCGTGGCTTTTGCTTTGCGGGCCATTTCTTTACTCCTCGTTTCAGATGCTTCAGGGTCCGTTCAGTATTGAACTTTTTAACTATTACGAGATCGAACAGCTCCTCGTCAATAGTGTTTTTCGAGCATAGCACATAAAACTCTGATGGCTTTAATTTTGAACGGCTATCGAGACGGGACTTCATCTGATCCCAGTCGCGGTACGAGTGAGTCATGCTATACACGATTGCATGGGACGATTTCCACAGGTCAACACCGGTACCACCCGTCCGGGTCTGGACGACCGCAACATCATACTGTGCTTTCTGGAAGTCACGCCATATCTGGGGACGCAGCTTCTTCTTTGTCGAGCCATTGACCTGCACAACGTCATAGCCTTCGGCAACCAATGTTTCGTAGACCAAATCGTTGTCGGGACGGAAGGCCGTGAATACGACAACGGGCTTGGGCAGTTTGTCGACCAGCTCAATCGTCTTACGCAGCTTCATGTCGCCGAGGTCATGCAGGCGCTCGTCGTCGTCATACACGAAGCCAGTAGCGATCTGCCTGCGTTTCGCTATGTTCGTTATCACGAGCTCAGCTAGCACTCGCCTGCGCTTCGCTGTGCGCTTCTTTCGAGGCAGGTAGGTGAACGACTGCTCGAGCATTTCATTGTAGCAGCGCGCCTGGTCACGTGTCATGTCGACCAGCACCTTGTGAACCTGAGCGGGCTTGATCCCGACGTCTTCCTTGGTCAGCCTGATGCAATAGGGCTGAAGCAGGTCGATGAACTCCTGCCGTCGCTCCTCGCGGAACGTCGCCTTGTTCTTGAGTATCCGTTGCTGCAATATCTTCTTTTGCCACAATGCCGATCCCGGCGGCGCGTGTTCGAAGTCGATCCTCGGCCAGTCCATGAAGTACTTCTCGAACTTGTCCCAGTTCGTGCCGAACACGTCGGGGTCGAGAAACTTGAATATGCCGAAGTAGTCGGTCTCACGAACCTCCTGTGGGGTACCAGTCAGGACGAGCCTGCGTTCGATCCAGCTGAGGCGCGCCATTGCGCGTGATGCACCGTTGCCTCGGTTCGCAATACGCTGGGCCTCATCAACGCAAGCCCAGTTGAACTTCTTGTACTTGACCAGCCGCTTGATAAGCTTCGGCAACATCTCGTAGTGGATGAGCAGGACGCGGGGGTTGGGCAGGTTCTTGAACTCCTCCCAGTCGCTCGTAACATTCAACCACGGGAGGAACTGTCGGATACCATCGAGCCACGTGCTGTCACGGTTGGTGAGCAGCGTGACAAGCAGGCCGCAGAAGTCGTTGCCCTCACCCGTGGCGAGATTGATCGGTGCGCCTGCAAGCTTCCGGAGGATAGCCAGTGTGACGTAGGTCTTTCCGGTGCGCTGCTCGCAGAACATCGCGGTGGCGTCGCGTGAGACGGCGAACTCGTAGACGGCTTGCTGCTCGGGCCAAAGCTTCAATGACGACGGCTTCGGCTTCTTCTTTGCTTCGGACGATTGTGGCAACGCCGCCTCCCTTCATGACTATGTCGCGGATTGTTTCGAGTTGGATGGCTGAGGGCTTAGATGACTTCTTCGGCAGTTTGACTTCGAGGGCGAAGAACATACCGTCCACACAACCGATCAGGTCGGGAATACCGGCGGGAGTGAACGGACCTCCCCACACCTTAAACCACCAACCACCCACGGACTTGCGCAGGTGGTCTTGGATTGATTTCTGCAGGCGGGACTCAGGCTGTTTCGCCATAATGACATACCCCTAGCAACCTGTAGAACATCGCTGTAGTAGCATTGTTCTCATCCCACTCACTGTGAAACTCACCATACCTGTACCAGGCCTTAGGCCTATCGTTATCGGAGTGGTCATAGGCGATGTCCCACTTATCGTCAATAGAGAGTTTTGGTAGGCGGTCAAACATAGCAACCCCTGTGGATAAAAAAGAGGCGGACCCGAAGGCCCGCCCAAGTTAAAGAGGTGAGGATCAGTCCTCGGCAAGGATGCCCGCCTCTTCGGCCGCGTCGACCACCGCGGTACGCTTCTTGCGCAGCGTCTTGTAGTCGTCCAGGTCCACGTCGAGTTCATGTTCCTCGACCAGCTCCTCGAGCTCGTCCTGGTTCATCGCGTTGATGTCGTCGGCGGTCACTCCGCCGTCGCCACCTTCGCCGCCGCCCTCACCGATCCCGGCTTCCTCGGCAGCTTCGGCCAACTCGTCCCCGTCGAGTTCGGCCAGCTTCTTCTTCAGCGTGTTGACGCGGGACTTCGACGTGACCTTGATGCCGGCCGCTTCGGCCAGCTTCTTGATGTCGTCATCGTCCAGCTCGTCGAGGTCGATACCTTCGCCCTCGTCCTCGACCAGGCCGAGTTCCTGCATCGCCTCGAGCAGCTCATTCTCGTCGGCTTCGGCGAGCTCCTCGCGAATGGTCGAAGCGCGCTTGGACTTGATGCCCATGGCCTTGCCGAGCTTCTTGATGTCGGCATCGTCGATGTCGTCCAGGTCGATCTCGGCTTCGCCGCCACCGGCATTGCCTTCACCATCATCCTCGGCCGGCCAGAAGTCTTCGGGCTTGATCCGGGACTGACCGTTGTAGGTGTCCTTGAACGTCGAGCACATGGCCGTCTTGCCGATGAACTCGGCAGCATATTCGTCCACGTCGAACTCGTCCTCGGGAACGTCGTCCAGGAAGGCTTCGAAGACCTCGCGGGTGCGCCACAGAGCAGCGGGGGAAAGGGATGCGTTGTGGTACATGATCGAGCCTTCGAACTCGCCCGTGCCTTCCAGCTTCATGCTGTAGTAGGGGCCGGAGTCACCGTCTTCGACCGTGCATTCTTTCACCTTGACCAGGTACTCCTGCTCGGCGGCGAACCCCTTGCCGACGCCGGCGAAGGATGCGGTGCGTTTCGTCTTGCTGCGCGTGTTGCGTCGTGCCATCATTTTTCTCCTTTGGTGGTTTCGAGGATTTCCTCGTAGGTTGGGTCGATCAGGAAGTCAGGCAGAGCGATCCGCTTAGGCTTCCTGAATTTCGTTATATACGAGGCACTAGGCCCCAGTCGAAGACAATACTCTGTCACCTCCTTTTCGCGAGTACGTCCTTTGAGTTTCGTCTTGACCGTGCGCGTCCGGACAAACGTGTTGCCGATGACGCTTACGGCGGCGCACAGATGGGACATGACCGAGGGCGATAGACGCGGGCCCACCTCCGGGTCGATCATGCCATCACTATCTCCGTCCTCCCCGACGTTGAACGTCCGGTCCTGCGCGATGAACAGGACTTCCATGGGGAGGTCTCGGAAATTGGTGATCCAGGTCTTCAGGCGTGAGGCCACGTCGCCCCAGTCGCCTTTCGTCATCGTGCCCCAGTCACCCACAGCCTTGCCGGCCTTCTCGGCCTTCTTGCTGCCGACTTCTTCGACAACAATCTGCTGGAGCTGGGTGATAGTGTCGATGATGACGGTCTTGTACTTACCCGGGTTCTGGATAAGCCACCAATAGGCATGCTCGATGTCCTCCCATTCCCGGATTTCCATCACGTCGATGCCCTTGATGTCGGACACGCTGTCGGTGCCCTCGTCCTTGCAGTCGAGCAGCAGGATTGGCCCGGGGAACGAACCGCCGAGCGTCGTCTTGCCGGAACCGGCTCGACCGTAGATCACCCATGAGCGCGGCTTGCCCACGTCACTTGCCTTTTTTACGGGCAGGGGCGGGGTTTTGCTTGCGGACGACCTGCTCGTGGTCGACCGTGTGGACGGGCGGCTTCTCGTCGTCCGTTTCATTCTTTCGGGCTTTCGTGCCATCGGTAAATTCCCTTTCCTTGATGTAGTCGACGTCCAGACCCTGCAGCTTCGCTCGGCAGAGAGGTTCATAATCACACCAGCTGCAGTGTTTGTCAATGTTCATATCGGAACACTTCCCGTGATTATCGACCATTTCTCTGACAGTCGCTTCGAAGTCCGCAAAGACCAGATCAGCGACAGCCCGGTTCACGGGGGTGTGGATGCGTTGGAAGTACTCGCCTCGGTTCCTCTCAGCCATAGCCTTAAGCGCTAGCTGGTTCTTTACCAGTGTCTTGTCGGTAGCTTCCATGTTGCCCCGCAATGTGCGTTCAACTGTGGCGGGGAGGGTATCAATCTTCTTAGTGCTGAAAGAGCCGTCTTTCAGGATGCCTGGGATCGCCGGCGGCTTGGATTTGATGTAGTCCCACAGGCAGCCGTCGAGGGGTTGCCAGCCGAGAATGTCATTCGCCCGGAAGTAGGTGACGGACTGGAGGTTGCGCCAACGGTCGTCGTCATTCGGACGCCGCGTGTAGGTCTTGTGCTCAACCAGCCAGCGCAGTTTGTTCGGCGTCTTGGCGATTGCGTCTATCTTCCCGTTCCACACAACGCCGGGCATGAGCTCAATCTCGAAGGTATGCTCAGCGCCACGACCAGCCTTGCGAATGGGACGCAGACCATCGTTAGCCCAGTGGTCCAGGTAGTCGGTTATGATGTCCTCGGTGTCGACCAGGATGTCGCCATATTCCTCTCGCTCCTGCGCAAACAGCTTCGTGGCGGCCACGTCATTGCGCAGCTCCTCGAAGTACTCGAGTGCATCGTCACCGTTGAAGTGACGCTCGAGAGCCTCGTGGATCATCGTACCGAACTGGAGCGGACGCGACTTGCGCTTGCGCCGGAGCTCCTGGACGTAGCGATAGTCGTATGCCTGATGGCACCGACGGAACGTCTTCACCTTCGACTGGGAGACCTTGAATATGTTGCTCATGCTGCTTCCTTCCATTTCTCAAACGGTTTACCTTTGCCCCAAGGACCGATCTCACCGTCGGCTTCGATGGGAACACTCATCTCGATGTCGAACTCATCCATCAGCTCGGGCCAACGCATGATTTCGAGCATCCGATAGTACACCTCCTTGACCATGTCATTCCGGACCCGGAACAGCACGGAGTCGTGAACAGTACCACAGATCTTCACAACGTCACGACCGTACTCCTTGCGCAGCTGTATCGCAGCCATGAGGTTCACTTCGTTAGCGAACGATTGCACAGGCGAGTTGATTGCCTGGCGCTCTGCAGCTCGGCGCTCAGGCGTGTCGTCAGCGCTTCGTGCCTCGGGCAGTCGACGCTTGCGACCTGACAGCGACTTGACGTAGCCGTGCCGACGGACGTACTTGCGTTGACGCTTGTGCCATGGTTCGAGATCGGGGTAGTTGTCGAAGAAGGTAACGCGGGACGCCTCGGCTTCCTCGTCGCTGATGATGACGCCATAGTTATCGCGAGCGTATATCTTGAACTTCTTCCACCACATGCCATAGAGGTAGCCGAAGTTCACAGCCTTGGCCTTTTTGCGATACTCCTTCCATTCGCCGTTCACGTCGATGCAGGCTTCGTGACCCGCCTTGATGAGCAGCTCGATGGCATCGCTGTAAGACAGCTTCGAACCGTTAAGCTTTTTAGCAGTATCCATGACGAGCTCGACAAGTCCGCCGCCACGTGCAATCTCACGGATCGCTGTCAACCAGTGAACGTCAATGCCGTTGATGAAGGCGTGGATCATGTTGCGCTCGCGAGCGAGCTCGGCGGCAATCCTCAGCTCGGCCTGAGACAGGTCACACTGAATGAGCGTCCAACCTTTTTCGGCCGATATAAGGGAACGGATGCGCGGGTCACGTGGCACTTGCTGAAGGTTCGGATGCTCGCAAGATAGGCGCCCCGTGACTGTTCCATGTAACTTGAACGAGGGGTGCAGGTAGTACCCGCGGGATTGCTTGTGGAGGAAAGGCTTCCACCCGTCGATGAAGAACGATAGCTGCTGCTTAGCCGCTCTAAAGCGCAAGAGAGCTTCTGTGCAAGGATGGTCAAGGCGTTTGATAACGCTCTCGCTAGTCGATGGATTGCCAGCAGCAGTCTTGTCCAGGGGTTTGATGCCGAGGTCTTCGAATAGCAGCTTGGCAAGTTGAACGGGTGAGCCCCAGTTGAAAGGCTGTTTCTTGCCTTTAGCATCGAGGACATACTCGGGCTCCCATTCCTTGAGCTCGGCAAGGGCTGTTTCGTATTGCTCACGTAGTACCTCCTCTGCTTCGCCGAATTGATCCATGTCAATGAAGACGCCATCATACTCAACCTCGACGAACAGGTTGGCGCACGGCATCATGATCTTGTCGAAGACACGCTTGACTTCCCAGTCCTCCTTCAACATCTTGCCGAACACGTACCGCAGCTTGCGCGTGTAATACAAGTCGTGGGCCAGATACTTGCAATGTTTCTTCAGCGGGACGTTCATGCCCTGCTTTTCGGTCAGGTCGATTTCCCAGTCAGGCGCACCGCAATACACCTGGGCGAGATACTTCAACCCGTGACGCATGTTCTCGTCAAGCAGGTAGTGCGCCAGCATCGTGTCGAAGTCGACTTCCCATTTGACGCCCAGATGAACCCATGTCCACAGGAGGTCAAACTTCCCGTTGTGCGCTATCAGCATGAAGTCATCGCGGCGCTCGTTTATCTCGTCGAGCATCTCCTCGACCTCAGCCTGCGTCCAGGGAGACTGTGGATGATTGACCGGAATGCACCATTGATGGCGCGCTGTACCGAAGCCGATGCTGACGATCTTAGGCTCCGGGTCCTTAACCCATTCGCCCGTCTTTTCGTTGAAGTGCTGCGTCTGCCAGGGGTAGAGCTGCGTCGTTTCGATGTCGTAGGACACCGCGCCGTGAAGGTCCTCGAGCATCTCGTCTATGTCATCGTCGCACATGACGATCCGGAAGTCGAGCTCCTTCGTCTCGGGGATGCCGCCGAACTTGACCATGTCCTCCAGGAACTGGAGGTCGGCGTTGAGCAGCATTTCTTGCTTGTCGTCGTGGCGGATGATGCCGGGATTATTCATGGGCAGGAAAATGTAGCCGTCCCGCTTGAGCGGCCTTCCCCGAAGCTTGCTAATGCCGGCTTTACCCGTGATAAGCTGGAGGGGCGTGTTGCCCACAATGACCACATACTTGAAACCTTCGATGGCTTCGAGCACATGGTCACGGGCATGCTTGATTTCGGTCTTGGTTGCAGCTTTGCCGTTTTTCGGGTCGCCGTCGAGGACGGAGATATGCTCGACCTCATACCTCTCCTCGAGCGGCCCGATAATGTAGTCGATGGCATCTTCAGTTCTACCGCACCCTTCCGGAGACTCAGTAATGACGGCAATGCGCTCGGCCTTACGTTTCAACATCGACCAGTTCCTTCGTGTTCCAGTCGACAATATAACCTGCCGGCGTGACTCTGTAAATGCCGATCCTCTCGCTCACCAGGTGATCGGTGATGCGATAGGGGTTGGCGAAGAAGACGCGACGGACATAACCGTGTCGTTTGATCTTCCCGAAACAGGCGGCGCAAGGGCTATCGGTCACGTAGACGTCAATAGGCCCATTACGTCTGTAATCATGGCCGTTGAGACGGCGAAGCGCGTTGTCCTCGGCATGGATCGTTTCATGGCAGTGATGCTTGCCCGGGCATTCGTTGCCCGCACAGTGAGGAGCGCCCGAAGGCGCCCCGTTGTAGCCGATGCTGACGATCCGTCGATCCTGCACCACGACAGCGCCGACGTTGAGCCTCATGCACGTGGACCGCTTGGCCACGACATGGGCGATTTCCATGAACATCTGTGGACGGGTGGGTCTCATTAGTAGGTCTCCGAGAAATACAGGAACACCGTGCCGGCGAGCACGAGTGCGGTGAGGATCGCCACAAAGATGATCGAGCGACGGATGCCCAGAACGCTGTCACGCTCGAACGGGTAGGACGTCTCAATGGACATGGGAGGATGGGTGTTGCCCCAGCAGTGAAACCAGACGTATCCGTTCCACAGGCAGGACAGACGCTCACGCCACGTCATCTTCCATTTGCTGATGACCATGCCGCCTTCGGGGTGTCGCCAAACGTGCAGCGGATACACCTCCTCTTCATGCCCCTCGGGGGGCAACAGCTTAAGCGTTGCCTCGGGGAAGTCAGTGCCCTTCATGTCTTAGCTCCTTCTTTCCTCATCTGCACCATATCATTGGCGAACACGTGGAGGCTGGTGCAGTGCATCGTGAACGTGCCCGGATGAACTTCGAACCAGGCCTCGTCGATCTCTCGACAGCGGTTCAGGACCCAGATCAGGAGCCGGATCGTGAGATAGATGTCGTCCTGCATGTGGCGGAAGAAGTCGCAGGAACGAAGCGGATAGTAGACGTGCAGGCGTTGACCTCGCACCCAGAATTGGTAGCCGAGCGAGCAAGGCTTGCGTCCGCCGACGACCTCGCCCACGTCCTCCGGATGGAAGATAGGGAACCATTCCTGACGCGACAGCGGATTGCGAGCAAGCGACTGGACCAGGTCATTGAGGTCACCGTAGGGATTGTATATCCCGAAGTTCGGACGTTCCTCGTCTCTTCCTGCAAACTTGGGCCAATACCGCATCATGTAATTGTGGTTGAAGCGCGGCTGGTCATCATATACCGTCTCTTTCGGGTCGATATACTCAAGGCACTCTAGCGCACGTTCCCGCTTCAGCCGAAGGTAGGGTAAGCAACCGTCGAGTATCCACCGAACCTCCGCCTTCGAGGATATTCGCCAGATGTGGGACTGACGGGAACTTAGCTGGTTACTCTCGCCGCTGTACTCACGGAAAGTACCAACTCCCCATTTGTCATACAGCTGACGAAGGAAAGCTTCGTCAACCTGCGTTATCTTGATGCGGGGGTATACTCTATCCCTGTTAGCAGTTCGGATACTAAGAGACCCCTCGCCATCAATGATACCGGCAAGGTATGCCCAGTCGTCCTTTCCCATGGTCCTGACAGAAGGCTCTCGAAACGTGTCAGCTGACTTGCCCCAAGGCCAGTTCGCCCACTCTACGCCGGGATTGATCGGCTTGCCGCAGACACGTTCCTCGAAGTGGTCGTCCGCCCAAGGCAGGTTGGGCTGAACGTCATCACGCCAGTGCTGCAGGTCGCCGTTGCCCATGAGGTCATGGGTGAACGTGTAGTTCATCAGCTCATAGCTGGCCATCTCAGGCTTACTGCCGATGTCAACTCCCTGCCACTTTTCGGTATGCACCTTGTGGCTTTGCGACAGAAACAGGTTCCATGTATGTGCGCGGATGCGCTGGAACGTGTCCCTGCCACTCAGGTAGTTGAACGGCATAATCCGTTCATGCTCCATTGGGGTCCTCCTCGAACTCCGCCTTGCCGTTGAGCTCAGCGCGGATGCGCTCAGCGATTTCGCGGAACGCCGCACAACTGATGACGCCGGTCCGTACGTTCTGCTCGGCCTTCAGCAGCCGGCGCAGTTGCGTGTCGCGGATCACCAGGTCAGTGAGCTCGTCGCCGTCGTAGTTCTCCTCAGACGATTCCTTTTTCTCGTCCTCGGTAAACGGCCCCTTGTTCTCGGGGGCACCAGGCTGGGCCTTGTTCTGCGGTGCCTTGCGTCGTGCCATCATTCATCTCCTTCTTCTATTTTCTCGTTCTTCTCCCACCGAAGCCCGGGGTGTTTCCTTTCCAGGTACTCAGCAAGTTCTTCTAGTATATCTTCCTTTCCATACTTCCGCAATCCCCGGAACACTGACATTGACTGGGAGTGCTTCTCAATACCCCTGTGGTACCTAGGGACCAAGTACCGAGAGGTGGCCTTCACTAACCAGCTGTGGTAGACCGGATCTAGGCGGTCGACTTCCCCCAGCTCCTCCACTGGGTCATCTAAGTGGGGCACCATAACGGCGAAGTACATGGGATGTAGAGTGGCGTTAGCGAAGTGGCATGTGACGGACTTGATGGGAAAACCCTCGAAGTTGAACTCGCTCAGGAGCTTTTCCCTAAGGAAGACCATGTCCGCCGGAAACTTCTTGAAGAGCTCAGTGGTTCTATAGAAGACATCAACGTGGGTTTCAGGCTTTTCCGGCTTGGTCAGAACCACAGACTGCAGGCAAGGGCCAAATACTGAGGCCATCTTAGCCCGGGGGGCCTCTATTCCGCCGCCCTTGATGAAGTGGGCAAAGCAGGTAAATGATACCGAGCCATAGCCCTTCTGGGTCCTTCTCTTATCCCACAACTGAATCGCCGCTCGGATGCTCTCCTCATGGTAGTAGTTCTTGACTAGCTGTGTCATCTTGGACTTGGTGTAGGCGCCCGTCTCCAGAGTGATGCTGTCATCCAAGCCAGTGAACCTTAACGACTCAGGCCTGAAAATCTTCCGGTTGCCATTGGCGTAGAAGGTGGGTGGCCTGCAGGCCAGCTCCATGCAGTAATTGATCCAAGTCGTTTTCATGCTCATTGGTTGGCCTCATAAAAAGCTCGGGCAAAGCCCGAGGGGGTGATGGACCTTAGAAATTCTCGGTCGGGACTTGGCGGTAGCCTGTGTAGTTTACTTCCTTCAATGGGCTCCACCCGTTTTTTCTTAGGAGGGTTAAACCACCCATATAAACAGGTTTTCTTGGTGTAGGCATCTCCGGACGGCTCTAGCCAACCCCCATAGTCGCAAGGATCGAAGGTCATTACCCACGGTCCTAAGGTCTTCTTAAGTAGCCGGGGGGCCCTTCCCACTGGGTTTTCGGCGCAAAAGAACTGTGTAGGTCGCAGTATACGGACACAGTCCATCATTCGTACTACGTTGTCTATAGCCCCTTCGATAAGCCAAGGCTTTCTTTCATCCTTTTCCTTCCACCACCTAGACCCCGAACCAGCAAACTGTTTGCAAGGAAAAGCCGCTAGTATGCCATAGGGTCTCATTAGATCTGGGGGGAGCCCGACCTCTCTCAGCCGGTCATGGAACTCCTGTATGGTTTCTCTTCTATCTTCTGGAGACCTTTGAGCACGAGGGTCCACAATGATGACTCTGTACTTTTTAGAGTCTTGGTAGTAAAATTGCGACCAAGCCCCCGTCCCACCAAAAAGATCGTAGATAAGTTTACGGTTATCCTTCATCGGGGACCCCCAGCTGCTTCCGGATGTCCTCGACTTTGCCGACAAACGTGGCCGCGGCGAGGAACAGCTGCTTCTTCTGCTCCCACTGCGGATCGCGTTGCATCGCCATGAAGACCTGTGGATGGATGACAGCTCCGGCCCCTTCGAAGAAGTTGGTCTGATCGACCAGGTGCTGCCAGTCGAATGTGCCGAGCAACTGACACGCGGACTGCACGGCGCTCATGGCCGTGTGCATGTCCCCGTCGTTCTCAATCTGCTTCTTGTTGACGTCCATAGTTCACCTCCTTGCGCATTGTACTCGATCAATCGACCGAATACAACGCCGTTTGTCTCACGCTCGATCTGAGTGGGATTGGTGGATGTCGTTGCACTCGACCAGGTCGGTGTGCGTGGGCTTCTCCCAGCCAGCGGGTTTCACCACGTCGAGCGATGACCCGCGCTTGCTGTCGCTATCGAGCTCAGCCCGGACCTTCTGCATGTTCGCGGCATGGACACGACGCCAGGCCTCAGCAAAGATGCCCTTGAACCCATGGAGGTAGACCGTGCCGAACAAGACATAGGCCAGGTCGACCAAGCCGTCAAGTGCTTCCTCGAGATGGTAGGTGTAGTTGGCCTCATCACGCGCGAACATCGGCCTCGTCGTCTCGTCATACGCTGCGCACTGATGCTTCCACCACTCCTCCATCTCCTCACACAAAAACTTGTAACGGAACTTAGCCGTGTCATTGGAAAGAGCACCCATCGGATGATTGGGCTCCAGGTAGAACCTGGTGTGGAACTCTTCGATGTCGCCCAGCGGATCAAAGCCTGGGTCTTTCGGCGCTGGTCCCATCGGCTCGAAGCGACCATCGAAGAACTCTGAAGACGGGCGAGCGATCAGCTCAGTCGCCGGTCCATCGAGACGGTGATAGATCACGGCGTCTTCCCACGTCGCTTCGATCTTGCCGCAGAATGACACGACCTTGTAGATATGGCCGGTCTTCTTATGGCGGTAAAGTTCACTTGGCATGATGGGCCTCCTTGCAGGCGTTGATGATGGCATTGAGTTGGGATTGGTTGTGATACTCGACTGAGTACCACTGATAAGCGGGCACATGACCTTGCGCCCACTCGTGGTATGCGTTGCGGATGTTGTCATCGAATTGCTCGACCATCGCCAGGTGCTCAGGCGAGTCGTACTGCTTGGCTTCATGCGCGCCGGCACGTCCGTAGCAATAGATGAAGAACGGCTTCGTCGCATAGAACGCATCGACGAGTTCTTCAGGAAGCCCCTCGCCCCCCTCACGAAAGCGGTCGTAGATCAGTTGCGACACGCAGGGATGCCGGTCGAAGAGACAGTTATCGAGACGCAGGAGCCGGCGCACACGTTCGACCATCTCGCCCGGGTATTTGGGAGGTCCTTCGCCCGGCGTATATGTGAGGGGAACGTGTTGCGCAATAATACGCGCAAGCGTTGATTTGCCGGAACCATCGGGCCCTTCTAATACAATGTTCATGCAGAAGCCTTTCCGAGTTGACTGTGACGTTTGACCAGTTTAATGTCAAGTCACGAAACTGTCAACCGGGGAAATCCTTCGATGAAAGATGGCTGCATCACAGACGAGGAAGCCCGCGCCAAACTACGGGAGCTTTGTGATGAAGCTGGAGGCGTGGGTGAACTCGCCCGTAAACTTGGGCTCACCATTAGTGCGGTGTCCCACCAACTGAACGGACACCGTCCTATTCAAGGGCGGGTGGCAGAACACATGGGCCTCCTG